CGCAGAGCATGGGCAGCGGCTGTTTATGAACATCTTCAACAGCCAGATGAAGTCTGGCAAGGCGGAGTCCGTCGCGTTCGCGTCCGCATGGGCAGGTCTACAAGAGGCTGGCTACAAAAAGACCAACGGCCAGTGGGTGAAGAAGGCTTCCCCGACATCATCCTCTGTCCACGTCCCGTCTGCCGATTGGGAGAAGGCTGAGACGTACAAGGCACCTGCGGCAGCTCGCAGCAACGCAGCCCGAGTCCTGCGCTGGAAAGAGAAGTACGGCGACGAAGTGAAAGGCATGACGCAAGTCGGCTGGACACGCGCAAACCAACTCGCAAGCAATGAGAACCTGTCACGCGACACCGTTGCACGGATGTCTGCGTTCGCACGGCACCGCAAGAACGCTGAAGTAGATCCCAAGCACAAAGACACCCCGTGGAAAGACCGTGGCTATGTGGCGTGGCTTGGATGGGGCGGTGCCAGTGGCGTGAACTGGGCCAACGGCATCATGGATCGCATCAACAAGCGCCAGATTGACGATGACACGTTCACCATGCCTCAAGAAGCTGTGGCCCGCAGCATGGACATGGGCCTTGGTGGTGAAATTCATGTGAGCGGAGATGAAGGTGAGCAAGCCTTCTACATGCCCGGAAAAACCCACGACGACTACATCAACGCACTCAATCGAATCGCCGGAATTGAGCCGGAAGAGGATGACGAGGAAGATGATGTCAAGGAGGGGTTGATTGCTCAAGCCGTTTCAGCGATTATTGGGGCCATTATGCAACACACTGGTGTAAATAAGTCGTTCGAGGAAACCAAGATCCTCAAAGTCGATGACGAGCAACGCATCGTCTACGGCTGGGCTTCCGTTGTGACTGAGGACGGCGAAGAGGTCGTGGATAGTCAGGGGGACGTTATGTCCCCATCCGAAATGGAAAAGATGGCCAACGACTTCATGCTGGACGTGCGCACCGCAAAGGCGATGCACAAAGGCGACAAGATCGGTGAAGTCATCCACTCATTGCCGCTGACATCCGAACTTGCGAAGGCGCTCGGCCTGCACACGGACCTTGAGGGCTGGATCGTCGGCATGAAGATTTACGACGACACTGCATGGGAATCTGTCAAGAGCGGCGATTTCGCCGGGTTCTCGATTGGTGGCCGCGCTGCGTCACGGGAGAAGATGGAATGAAGTACCGGCTCAAAGGCATTGTGCTTGACGAACTCAGCGTTGTGGATCGCGGCGCTAATCCCGGTGCAAAAATCGCGCTCTACAAGCGCCAAGGAGACCTCATGGACGACATGACGGACGGCCAAAAGGCCAAAATGCAAGAGTACATGGACAAGGGTTACTCGCAAGAGGACGCCATGAAGATGTGCATGACTGAAACCAAGAAAGGAGGCGACATGGACCCTCAAGAACTCGCTGAGAAGCTGGAAGCCCTTGAAGGACAGGTCGCTGACCTGACCAAGCGGGCAGAAGGCGCAGAGGCCGCGAAAGCGGATCTGGAAAAGGCTGCTGGCGAAGCCGGTTTCGACATCCTAGAAGGCAAGCTGGAGAAGCGGGCTGATCCTGAGTACGTTGAAGTTGCAGGTGAAAAAGTCGAGAAGTCGGCAATTCCTGCTGCTGTTCTGAAAGCTCTGGAAGCACAGGCTGAAGAAGTTGCTGTGATGAAGGCCAAGGAAGCAGAGGTCGCACTCGCAAAGCGCGGCGCTGAAGAACTGCCCCATCTTGCAGGCACCGATCTGGCGAAGGGCAAGCTGCTCGAAGCCATTGGTGACAATGCTGACATCCTCGGCTCGCTGAAGGCTGCTGACGCTGCCGTTGCCAAGTCGATGGAAGAGATCGGGTCCAACCCGCTGAACGACGAGGCTTCCGCTTCGTTCCGTTTGAACAAGATGGCAACCGAGTTCGCAGACGAACACAAGGTTCCGTTCGAGTCCGCATTCGCGGAAGTAACCAAAAGCGGTGAGGGTCTTCGTTTGATGAACGAATCTCGCACCGAGGGCAAATAAGGAGGGCGCAGAAATGGCCTACAACAACTCCCAGATCAGCGTCTCCATTGAAGCTGGTCAAGATCTGTCGGCAAAGCAGTTTTTCTTTGTCACGGTAGCCGCTGACGGTCAGGTTGATCCGACCGGCGACGGCGCAATGGCAACCGGCGTTCTGCTGAACGACCCGGATGCCGCTGGCAAGCCTGGCGAAGTTTGCATCTTCGGTATGACCCGCGTCGAAGCTGGTGGCACCGTTGCTGCTGGTGCAGCCGTAGCATCCGACGCCGCCGGTAACGCTGTTACCGCAGCCACCGGTGACGTGATCCTCGGCACTGCCATCACAGGCGGCGCAGACGGTGAAGTCATCACCATCCTGTTTAACCCGCGCTGAACTGCGTAAACTGAAGGAGTCATAGATATGGCCCAACCTACCAACAGCGCAGTCCATGTTGACAGTGCGCTTACGAACATCTCGGTTGCGTTCCTCCAGAACGCTTCCAACTTTGTTGCCGGTCGTGCGTTTCCGAACGTAGCCGTCAGCAAGCAGTCGGATCGCTACTTCGTCTTTGACCGTGGCGACTTCAACCGCGCAGAGGCCCAGAAGCGGGCACCTGGCACCGAATCCGCTGGTGGCGGCTACAGCCTCGACAACACGCCGACGTACTACGCCGATGTGTGGGCTGTCCACAAGGATGTTCCCGACCAGGTTCGCGCAAACGCCGACCCTGCCGTGGACGTTGAGCGGGCCGCGACTGAGTGGGTTATGCACCAGATGCTGATCCGCAAAGAGAAGGACTGGGTCTCCTCGTTCTTCGCTGGCGGTAAGTGGACCAACGACGTTGACGGTGTTGTCGGAACTCCCGGCACTGGTGAAGTCGTAAAGTGGTCGGACACGACTTCGGGCGATCCTATCGGTGACATCCGCGCCGCGAAAACCACCATCCTCCAGTCCACCGGGTTCATCCCGAACACGCTGGTCATCACTCAGCCCGTCATGGATGCCCTCGTGGATCATCCTGACATCGTGGACCGTGTGAAGTACTCTGGTGGCGTCGGCAACGGCAACCCTGCCAATGTCAACGAGAATACCCTTGCCCAACTCTTTGGCCTGGATCGCATCCTTGTGTCCCGCGCCATTGAGAACACCGCTGCACAGGGCGCAACCAACGCGCACTCGTTCATCGGTGGAAACAAGGCACTGCTCTGCTACGCGGCTCCTGCCCCGTCGCTGATGACACCTACTGCCGGTTACACCTTCTCGTGGAACGGCTTCATGGGTCAGACCAACGCTTTCGGCACCGCCACCAAGCGGTTCTACATCGACACGCTGGAAAGCACCCGCGTCGAGGCACAAATGGCCTTCGATCATAAGTTGGTCTCTGCGGATCTCGGATACTTCTGGGATACAATCGCCTAATAGGCGACTGATTGAAGATAAACTGGGCTGCGCTTCGGCGTGGCCCTTTTTTGTGAGCCTTGCCTGATTCGTCAACAGGCAATATACTTGCCCAACGCTGTTACTGGAGACAAATATGGCCCGACTTATTTCCCGCGAGTTTGATGCAACACAGCCAACTTATGCCCGCCGTGCGTTTACGGCGAACGGTCATAGGTTTGCGGCTGGTGGTGCGTTTGATTGGCGTTTGATGTCTATTTCTCAGCGCAAGGCAAAGATGCTTTTCGACAGTGGTCATATTGGTCATCAAGCACCGGCAGTTGTAACCCCCGTGCCAGCCCCGACTGAGCCTGCGCCGCTTACCCTGACAAAGACCGATGAACTCGATTTACTTGAGGACATGAAGGAACTTCGTGCGATTGCCTACGCTGAAGGCGCGGCTATCAAGGTAAGCAAGGCGGATCAGCGACAGGCTATCCGCGATAACAGAGGCTAAATTATGGCATGGACTTACACTGGCGACCCAGCGAATGACAAGAACGACGCTGTTCGTATCTTGGTCGGTGATACTGACACAAACGACCAGAAGATCACAGACGAGGCCATTGCGTTCTTCCTAGCGCAAGCCGGTAACGACGCCTATGGCGCTGCTGCATTGTCGGCCAGATCCATTGCCGCCAAGTTCGCTGTCGAGGTGGATACCAAGTTCGAGTCCGTCAGTTCGAACTACAGCCAGTTGAGCGAGAACTACTACGCTTTGGCAAAACGCCTCGAGCAGCAAGCCAAGAAGTTTGGCTCCATCGGCCTTGGTATCCCGCTTGCAGGTGGTATCAGCAATTCCGATATGCGGTCGGTGAACCAGGATACGGATCGCGTCATGCCGAAGTTCAATCGTGACCAGTTCGCATGGCCAAGCCCCAACTACACCGAGGATGATCGGTTTTGACTCGTGCTGACGAGATCGCCAAATACGAACGCGCCTACCAGAACACCGACTATCGACTTGGGGATAAGCGCCGCGCTCACATTGTAGAGCGGCTCACAGCAACCCCACGCGGCAGTCTTCTTGATGTGTCCACTGGGCGCGGCGAAGTGCTTGAGGTGGCCCAGAGCCTCGGATTTGAGCCTGTGCGCGGAACTGAGGCTGTTGAGTATCTGTGTGGCGATAATATCACACACGCCCTGGCTCACGATCTGCCGTTCCTGCCGGACGCCTTTGATGTGGTCTGCATGTTCGACGTGATGGAGCATCTTCTGCCTGAAGACACAGGTTTGGTGTGTCAGGAACTCAAGCGTGTCGCCAAAGACCGTGTTCTGCTGACCGTGCATAATGGCCCTCATATCTATCGTGGCACCGACCTGCACATCAATCGTCGTGCGTCCTACGAGGCTTGGCACGAGGAACTTGCTGTACACTTCGGCCATGATGTTATTCGTCATGGCATGGGCGGCTCGATCAGTGAGATGTTTGAGGTCATAAAGTAAGGGCCATCCGCGAGGATGACCCTTTAGTGTGACTGTGTGGAGTTGGGTTTCTCGCCCAGCATGGTCACACGTTGTTTCTGCGGCAACGTATCGGACATGGGTTTCTAGGGCATACTGGTTGCCGCCACCTGTCATTGCTGACGGGCGATTCTTTTCCATTCAAGCGTAAGGTGCTTGAGGAGTTCTTTCGTCATGTAGCGCATGGCGCGGTTGTGCGCGTGTCCTTTCGGAATATCACGAGACAACTCATACTCTTTGCGCTTGTCGTAAATCTGCCTATAAAGGAGCGCGTTCTCGTCCTTGCCTTGGCACTTCAATAGCGGATCAGCGATGTTCCAGAACACGCTGCGCCTGATAGGGCTGTATCCGTGCAGCAAGGCTTCCTCACCTGCTATGCGGCGCTGCCTACCACCGTTGATTACGGCAAGACCCGCCCGCTTCCACACGCCCGACACGGAAGGGTATGCCGAAAGATCTCCGCACTCGCCAACAGTCTTGGCCAAAGACATTGCGCCGAAACCCTTGATCGACTCCGTGTAGGAATAGATCGGGAGTTTCTTTGCCATTTTCTCCAGTGTCTTTTCGTATGACTTGCGCTGCACTTCGAGGGGTTCGCGGGCCATGAGAAGCGGGGCAACAGCAAGAGCAGCGTCACCTCCGTCGCCTTTCTCAATTCGCTTATACAGCTTTTCCGCTTCGTCCTTGTCGCCGCCACAAAACCTGCGGCAGATCGCTTTGACCTGAAGCGTGAGTTTTTGCTGCGCTCGAACCATGTCCTGACGCGCCCTCCATGCTTCAACGATCTGAATAACCAGAGGATCTGAAAATCGCAGATCCTCTGTCTGGGGCTTATGGGAAACGGTCTTACTTGGACTGATGGCCCCAAAATCTTCGTAGTCTATAACGTCTTTCATATGTCTGTTCCTTTTTGTCTGCGCGACGGCATTATATGCATGGGTTTCTGTGGCATACTGGCCGCCGCTACTCCTTTACGGAGCGTTAGATGTGTGGTCGTAACTGCAGCTTTGGCTATCTGGCTCGGAGTGGACAACCACACATACGGCTTACGCCGCAACCCTGATGGCTTCGAGGTCGTTCACGTTGAACGCCTCGGCCACCGTTTTCTTCTTCAACTCTTCCATGCGCTCCACAACCTTGGCAAAGAAGGTTGCCTTGTCGCTCATGTGGCTCGCCATTTCAGAGTAGTAATCCCGCTCGCTAGAAACATCAGAGATGGTTGCGTCAGCAAGACGCTTTCCGCTGCGAAGGCGCATATCTAGGATTGTCATGCTGTTGATTTGCGCCAGAGCCGCTACACGGTTGTCCGGCGCAACAGGTCGCTGCCATGCCTTGTTTGGCATGGACCGGTCCCAGATCATCTTTCGCTCACTATTCTTAGAGCCGTTCACCAGTGAGCGAACCGCAGACTTGACGTGCGGCAGCATGACTGCGCGATGCAGTCCGTGGTCTGCGTTCATCATGCGCTCAAGGTTGGCGCAGGCTTCATCGACATTGCTCGCCGTTTCCCATGCCTGCTTAACTGCCTCGCTGGTAATGCTCATTGTCTGCTCCTATTGTGTTCCGTTGACCATAGGAACCACGGCCTTGCGCGATTCGTCAAGCAGTTTTATTGGTTTGGCATGACATATAAATCCCCCTGCTACGTCATCGGATCTGGACCATCACTTGCTGGCTTTGACTTTGACGCCCTGCCAGGGGGATATCGTATCGGCTCAAACAAGTCAGCGTGGCTTGCAAACTGTGACGCTCTTGTCAGCATCGACAAGAGGTTCTGGCGTGAACACCAAGAGCAGATCGCAGCGTTCAGTGGTGACAAATATATCACACATAACACGCTACAGGACCAGCCGGATCATGGCGCTAAGATCATGGAGCATGATCGAGGCGATGGGTTCTCCAAAGACCCCAACGTAATACGCGGATCTAACTCAGGGTTTGCTGCTCTGAACCTTGCATATCTTCTAGGCTATAGAGAGATTGCATTGTTGGGCTTCGACTTTCAATGGTCGGCTGGTCAGTCCCATTTCCACGACGGTTACTACTGGCAGAATAAGCAGGCTGACCGGCATTTGGCGACGTGGCAACGCGCTTTTGACACGATTGACCAGAGCGATGTTAATATCGTGAACTTTGTCGGACCAGAGGGTAGTAGGGTAACCGCCTTCAAGACCTACCCCTTGAGTGATCTTGTATAAAAAGAGTATGATGCGCTGAACAAGGAGCGCGACCATGAGACTTGATAGGGACGTTCAGCGACTGCTCGCAACGCATGGCTATGTCCTTTCGTTGAAGCGCACGAACAGCGGCGGATCTTACAACACAACAACGGGACAATTCTCTGGAGGCGAAACGCTAACGGAAGACGTGCGTGGTGTGTTCATCAATTACATGGAGCAGGAGATCGACGGAACGTCTGTCCTGGCTGATGACCGCAAGTTGCTTTTGCAGGCAAGAGGGACGACAATGGTCCCTGAGACTGGCGACGATATTGACGATGAGGTCAAGATCATTACAGTCAGGAAAATTCTGTCAGGCACAACACTTATTGCATATGTGTGCCAAACGAGAGGCTAAAGACCATGTACGTTGCGCTTGAGAACTTCGCTTATGGAGGCCGCACCTATTTCGTAGGTGACGATGCGCCATTTGTTCAGAGCCTGATCGACTCCGGTAAGATCGGCTACGACGAAGAACTGGAGGATGATGAAGATGACTCAGTATCGAGTGATTACAAAGACGTTCAGTGATAAGCAGTTGATCGACATTTTCAACGCGAACGTAAACGACATCAAGAAAGAAGTCCTTTCCGAGATGGCGAGCCGGATCGCAACGCTTAGTATTGATACGGTGGATACTGGGACATACGCCTCGTCACACAGGGTTGGTCAGCGCAGCGGATCGTTCAAGGGTACGGTGAGTTCGCACGGTAAGCCTAGAAATATACCCGGCAAGGAAAGAGCCGCCTCAATCGGCCTTGGTCAGATGCTCGCAGACATCAATAGCCTTCCAGAGGACGCTAATAACATCGTTTTCCGAAACGAGGCTGAACACGCTAAGTATGTTGAGAGTATCGGCTGGACATGGAAAGGTGGTCCTGGGCCTCGCCAAATATACAGCAGTGTTCGCAACGAGTTCAACAGCATTGTGAAAGACACAATGGCTAGGCTTGGGATGAAATCTGGATGACCATCATTAACGACATACGTCAGGCACTGGATGCCAAACTCGCTGGTGCCTCTGGGCTACCAGTAATTGCGTTCCAGAACGTAGGCTACGAGCAGGTTCCCGCAACGCCGCACATCCGTGTTCAGTTCATTCCGACATCACGTCGCCCAGCCAATCGCGGACCAAACCCGCAGCACCGCCACCAAGGGCTGTATATACTCACTGTATGTACAGAGATGGATAAGGGTGCAGGGGCTGCTCTGGACTACGTTGACGCCTTGCTGTCCCTGTTCAACGGCTCAACAGACGCTGTCGGCACATCCGTCAATGTGTCCATCGACTACAGCGAGATGCAGGAGTCCTACATGGACGACCCGTTCTATTGTGCGCCGGTCCAAGTCTCGTGGTACGCCTATGAGTGAGTATTGCGAATATAACACAGTCAAGTGTATTATGGCCCAAACTGAGTTTCTGGAAACCAGCTAGGGCATGATTGCAACATAGCCTTAGCAACCTGAAAAGGACTAAGGTCATGGCATTTGCACAGGGGAGCCGCTCCGCGCTCCGTTACATCGCTGAAAGCACGTTTGGCGTCACTCCAACCACACCCACGTTCGCTGAACTGCCGGTCAAGACACACTCTCTGAGCCTGTCTAAAGAACGCCTTGAGGGTGCTGACATTCAAGCTGATCGGATGCCTCGCGTTGATCGCCACGGTAACCGCAGCGCCTCTGGTTCCATCGAGGTTGACCTGCGTGAAGGCGACTACGATGAGTTCCTTGAGTCTGCCATGTTCTCGTCTTTCCCGACCAGCGGAGAGATGAAGATCGGCACCACGCCGAAGTTCCTGTCCATCGAAGACGCTGCCTTGGACATCAGCCAGTTCCGCCTGTTCAAAGGCATGGCTGTTTCGACGGCTTCGTTCAGCATCGCGCCCAACCAGATGGTCAACACGACCTTTGAGATGGTTGGAAAGGACATGACGCAGAGTGCCTCGACCGCCTCGACTGGCGGCGCACCGACTGCAATCACCGGTAACCCTCCCTTCGACAGCTACAACGGCTCGATCTTTGAGGGCGGCGTTGCGACTGCGGATCTGCTCGGCATCGTCACTTCGCTTGAGTTCAGCGTGTCCAACTCGCTCGCAGCGATCTTCGCTGTCGGCTCCGACTCTGCTCCGCAACTTGAGTTTGGTCGTGCAGTCGTGGAAGGCACTATGTCGGTGTACTACGAGGACGCAACGCTCATCAACAAGTTCTTGAACGAGACTGAGACAGAGTTGCAAGTGTCGGTCGCATCGCCTGGTGGCACAGACGCTTACACGTTCTTCTTCCCACGCATCAAGATCAACGGTTCAAACGTGCCGCTGGCAAACCCCCAATCCCGCATCATCGAACTGCCGTTTGTGTCCCTCTACGACTCCGTCGAGGGCAGCAACTTGGTTCTGACACGGGCCTAATCCCTCGTCCAGGGGGAACTAGAGAGGTGACGGTTTGTCGGGGGCTGTCACCTCTCACCTTGACATATCCCCGGCGCGGAGAAACCCGATGAGCCTTCTTTCTATTGGTAAGACCAAAGACACCACCGACGTGATGTTGTACCATCCCGTAAACGGCGAAGCCCTGTTGAACGATGACGGTTCGCAGATGAGCATCACCATTCACGGCCCGTACTCAAAGCGGTACAAGCAGATCAGCCACGAGCAGCAGAACCGGAGACTTGCTAAGGCGCAGCGGTCTGGCGGTAAGATGAACCTGACTGCTGAAGAACTTGAGGCGTCCAGCCTTGAGATCCTCATCAAGTGCGTTGTTGACTGGAACGTAACTCTGACCAAGGGGGTTGAAGAGTTCAGCGAAGAGAAGGTGCGTTCCACCTTTGACACGCTGCCTTGGGTGCGCGAACAGGTCGATGCTGCTTTTGGGGACACCCGCGCTTTTTTGGAGCAATAGAGGGTGATCTGATCGCCTTTGCGGAACACAACTTTAGTCTGTCAAAGACGGACAAGAACGGCGTTTCGCAAAGGGATCACCTTGAACAGGTCGCTAAAGTAACTGGCAAAGACGTGGGGCTGCTCGGTCCCACGGTTCCTGACGTTGCTGCGCACTTGTGGCATCTGTTTCTCGATCTGCACCGAGGGCGCGACTATGGCGCAAACGGCCCAAATCCTTTATCCTATCAGCTAATACTCGCATGGTCTGACCTTACCGGCATCCGGTTGTCGCCTTGGGAGGTTGATGTGGTCAAGGCGCTAGACGGCCTTTGGATCAAGACAGTGAACGAGGACTGACGCATGGCTAATCAGGTTGTAGGGCTTGAGTTTGTTGTCTCTGGTGAGCGTGAGGCTACAGCAAAACTAAAGACCTTCTCGCATCAGCAAGATCAAGTATCGAACTCAATTCGTCGTGGTATTTCAGTCACGCAACGCATTGAGGGAGATATTCGAAAACTTACCTCCGCACTTCAACGCGGAACAATAACAGAGAAAGCGTACAAGGCAGCGCTCACTGAGGTGACACGGGAATATAAATTCCTGAATGAGGGTGTTCGCGGAAACGAGATGTCAACGCAAAAAGCATCAGCCGCCGTTCAGAAAATGGCGACTAGTTTGCGCACACAAGCTTCTGAGCAGGCAAAGGCAAAAGCCGCTCTTTTGGAGCAGGAGAAAACAACAAGACAGAACGCTGCCGCTGATGCGGAACTAGCTCGCGAGAAGGAGAGATTGATTCAAAAGTTGAACCCGTTGAGGTCAGCATCAATGCTCTACGAGAATGAGTTGCGCGACATAAACCAAGCCTCAAGTCTTGGGGTGATCAACGACCGTCAGCGGCAACAGTCGCTAGATGCGCTGAACGCAGAGTTCAAAGCGTTCGCAGGGGGCGCAGAGGGCGCTGCTATGGCGAACAACAGGTTCGGCGTTCAGGGTCAAATGGCGGGCCGACGTACCAACCAGCTTGGCGTTCTGATGCAGCAGACGGGCTATCAGGTAGGTGACTTCGCGGTGCAGGTACAGGGCGGGACGAACGTCATGGTGGCACTAGGTCAACAGGCTACGCAGCTTGTCGGCACGTTTGGTATGCTTGCAAAATCCACACGCATGATAGGTGTTTTCGCTGGTTTGGGTATTATTATTCCTATTCTGACTGCCATCGGTGCTGCGTTTATGAGGGCGAGGCAGGAAAGTGACAAAACGGCTGATTCTCTTACTGAGTTGGAAGACGCCATCAAGTCCATTGATTCGACCCTTGGGGATTGGATAAATACAAAAAAAGCCGCCGAAGCGGGCATGTCAGTGGATGAGATGTTTGGTACTGAGAGTCTTGAGCAAGCAACCGCCAATCTTGCGGAAGCGGAGGCTAAACTTAATGGGCTGTTAGTTTCGTCCCAGGTTAGACCAACCGGTATGTACGGCGCTGTGGCTTTGGTTGATGCTTTCTTGCAGGCGATGGCAGCAGGTGACGTGGAGGATGCTACTCAAGCATACGAGGCGGCACTGGAGAGGCTAAATAACCTTGAGAATAAACTGGCTGAAGAACGTCTCAAGAACTATACAGAAGAGATGACAGCATTAGAACAGAGACAGGCCCTGATCAACGAGGCCGCATCCAGCGGTGAAGACTCACAGGATGTTCGTCGCCTTGCTCTTCAGCAAGATATCTTGAATATGACCAAAGAGATAAACGACAGGACTGATCTTGAGCAGGGTCAGAAAGAGAATATCATTGCGCTGAATGAAAGAGTGCTTACGCAAGCCCTAAATCAAGAACTTATCCAAGAAGCTATCGAGGCGTCTAACGAACGCCAACAGTCTCAAGCTGAACGGAACGCATCCATATCTCAGCAGATTCTTGAGATTGCGAATGCAAGAAGGGAGGCAATTTCTGACACAAATAAAGAACTGTCTGATCAGGCGCTCATTCTACAAGCAGAGGTGGATTACGGAAAGGAATCTCTGGAGTATAGGGATGCCGTGAACGCTGCTGAGAGGGACGCTCTGGATGCCGCCCTGAGAAAGGCCAATGTTGGAGAGGATGAACGCAACAGGCTAGTAAATATGCTGGCGATGAACCAGCAGCTAACAGAGGAAGCCATATCTAACGCAGATGAAGCGGAGCGACTTGCAGACAATCTTAGGGACGCCGCGTCGGCAATGGCGTCATTGAGCAGCTTTGGTGATGGTATTGAGAAGGCTTTGGCTGTTGCTAATGCGCGGATTGAGGCTCTACGCACAGGCGCTGATGTGGCAACAGCGGGGGTGATTGCCGGATACCGGGCTGACCTAGAAGCAAACACTGAAGCTTCGTTGGCATCTGAGCTAAATGATCCAATAGAAGTGCTGGCCAGGGCTGCTATCATATCTTCTGACATTGATGAGTTGGAAGCAAGGAAACTTGTGGAGGCGCGCTTAAGGGACGCAAATAAAAATTCTGGCGGCGGGGGTAAGTCACCAGCGGAGGAAGCGGCAGACAATATAGAAAAACTCAGAGAACAACTTGCGCTACAAAGGGAGTTGATAGGCGCAACAGATACGCAAGCAAGACTTCTCAATGCTCTAGGTGCTGGTTATGAGAATGTTTACGGTGCCGAGGCCATTGCCGATCTTTCGGCTCAGATCGAACTTATCGCTGAACTGACAAAGGAAATTGAACGCCAGCAACAGGTTTCCGATATACTGGAGTCATCTATGAGCGAAGCGTTTATGTCTATCGTAGATGGAACAGATACAGTTCAAGGTGCGTTCAAGAAGATGGCCGCATCCATAATCTCAGAACTCTACAAGGTTCTAGTTGTTCAGAGATTGGTTGGGTCTTTCGACGCCAAAAGTGGGACCGGCAGCGGAATCGTCGGATTCATATCCAGAGCAATAGCCGGAGGTCTCCACGCCAACGGCAACGCCTTCAGCGGTGGCAATGTCATTCCCTTCGCCAATGGTGGTGTGGTTGGTGGTCCGACAACATTCCCGATGTCCGGTGGGCGCACAGGTCTGATGGGTGAGGCTGGACCAGAAGCAATCATGCCGCTAAAAAGAGGCAGAGACGGTAAGCTGGGTGTTGCGGCTGAGAATGGTGGTAATGTCACCGTTGTGCAGAACTTCAACATTGCAGCCAACGGCGATGAAACGGTCAAGCGCATTGTTCGCGCTGAAACCCCGCGCATGGCCGAAGCCGCAAAGGCCGCTGTTCTGGATAGCAAGCGTCGTGGTGGCGCGTATGGGAGAAGTTTCTGATGGCCATCACATACCCACTAACACTGCCGACCAGCATTGGAATGGCTAGCATCACGCTCCGCTCCACCAATGCAGTTGCATTGTCATCTTCGCCATTCACCTACGCTCAGAAGGTCTACGCCTATCCAGGCCAGAGATGGTCAGCCAGCGTCACCATCCCGCCAGTGCATAGAGACACCGCAGAGCCGTGGATCGCCTTCCTGACGGCCCTGCGCGGCCAGTATGGCACGTTCCTGATGGGAGACCCTAACGCCACTGCACCACAAGGCGCAGCCTCTGGGACGTTATTGGTGAATGGTGCAAGTCAGACAGGCGGCTCCATCGTATGCGATGGCGCTGCAAATAATACTCTGATTTTTAAGGCTGGTGACTATGTTCAGCTTGGGGCTACGGCGGCGACGAGAACGCTCCACAAGTTGTTGCAGGACGTTACGTCCAATGGGTCTGGTAATTTCACAATGGAGATATGGCCACACGTCCGCACGTCACCGGCAAACAATGCGACGATCACTTACACTAATACTGTCGGGCGCTGGAGACTTGCTAGTAACGAGACTGAGTGGTCTATTGATGCTGCAACCAAATACGGTATTTCATTTGATTGTGTGGAGGCTATCTAATGTCACGAATAATCCCGGCTGCTATGCTGACTGCTCTAGGCCAAGATGTCGTAGAGCCGTTCTTTGCCGTAAGGCTCCAGTTCGATGGTGGTAGCTTTAACATCTGGAGCGGCTACGGAAACCGCACCATCAACTCCCTGACATATACAGGGGCAGGTGATCTTCTGAAGATTGATGGACTGGGCGAAGTTGGGGATATGGCTGCTACGTCGGCCACTGTTTCTCTGAACGGCATGGACAGTAATATCGTGTCTGCTGCTCTAGGTGAACCTTATCAGGGTCGCCCAGCGTCGATCTATTTTGGCGTTGCGTCGGTTGCTGGTGTCGTCGAGGTGTTCTCTGGATTCATGGACGTAATGACCATTCAGGACACCAGTGACACATCCACAATTTCGCTCACAATTGAAAGCAAACTGGTCGCACTGGATAGAGTGCAGGGTAGACGTTATACGAGTGAAAGCCAGAAAGCCCGATACCCTAACGATACCTTCTTTGATTATGTCGCTGAGTTGGCTGACAAAGAAGTCCTTTGGGGAAGAACAGATGAGAACCTATGAACCTGACTGCCCTGAACGCCTACATCCGAGAAAACAAGCGGCGTAAATTTCGCTTTTGCGATCATGATTGCCTGACATTCACCAACGAGGTTTGGGAAATACTCTTCGGTCATATGTGGTCTCCAGACTGGATTGGTCGGTACAAGGCGTTTACGAGACCGGACGCCCTTCAAAAGGAGTATGGGTTTAAGACCTTGGAGGAAGCCATCGACAGCAAATTACGTCGTGTTGATGGTATTCCGCCAAAAGGCGCGTTGGTCGTAACGAGCAGGGCTAGGAACTGGTCCACTGGATTGGCGATGGGTATATCTGTCGGCGGAAGTGGGTTATTCTTGAGTGAAACTGGAATGGTCAATATCCCTATTGAGGATTGTCACATGGGCTGGGTTGAATAATGCAAGAAGGTCCGTTTAACGTACTTCGCCATAAAGACTGGGATCGTGCGCCAAAAGATCCGGTGAGCATGATTGCCATTGGTAATGCTGCTTTTGCCGCTCTATCGCTACAAACGTCTTCCCTTGCTCTTCTCTATGCGACCGGTCTTGCCGTCCAGATCGGCATCAGCGCCGTCACCTCATGGGCGCTATCTGCTCTCGCTCCAAAGCCGGATATGAGCGGAGGCGTAGGTCGTGGCCTCAAGACCAACATCCGTGATGCAGCGTCTCCGCATGATTTCGTATATGGTAAGATCCGCAAGGGCGGGACGATTACATACCTAGAGGGCGAGCCGTCTGCCTCAAATTCCTACCTATCCATGATCATTGTGTTGGCCGGTCACGCGGTCAACTCCATCGGTGACATCTACATTAACGATGAGCTTGCCACCATCAATGGCAGTGGGTTCGTCACGAATGACCGCTGGTCTGTTTCTTCTGACAGTACGCCGAACAAGATCCAGATATTCAAGTATAACGGAACGCAATCTACACCAAGCGCACCTCTACAGTCGCACTCTGAGGTGGTTGATGCTGATACGAATTTTGTCGGCAACACGATGTCGTATCTGTACGTCCGCATGAAGTACAGCCCGGAAGTCTTTTCCGGCGGCATTCCTACCTTCACAGCAGTTGTCGAGGGTAAGAAGGTCTATGACCCGCGCACAGCCACAACAGCCTATTCCGCTAACGCTGCCCTGTGCGTGCGGGACTATCTGATCGCACAGTACGGTCTTGACGAAGATACGATCAATATTGACGACACCTCGTTCTCTGTCGCTGCCAATACCTCTGACGAGGACGTGGACCTGGTTGACTATTGGGGTTCAGGTTCAACACCAACAGAGAAGCGGTATGAGATCAACGGCGTTCTCAGTGCAGCAAACACGCCAAACGTGAACTTGCAGAAGATGATGACCGCTTGTGCTGGAACCTTGTTCTGGGGCGGCGGAAAGTGGAAGTTGAAGGTCGGTGACTACATCGCTCCAACACTGTCGTTGACCCTGGATGATGTTCGTGGACCGTTGAACATTTCCACAAAGACAAGCCGTCGTGACAACTTCAACACCGTGCGTGGTACGTTTGTAAACCATGACCCTCTGTACGAGGAGGACGGATCGCCTGCCCCAATCAACTGGTTGTTGCAGGACTACCCTGAGATTGAAAGCGCAACATTCATTGCCGAGGACAACGGCGTAAAGATACCGCTCGATCTCGAATTGCCGCTTACCACGTCTTCATCTATGGCGCAGCGCCTTGCCAAGATGACACTGCTACGGGCGCGTGAGCAAATCACGTTATCGGTTGACTTCAGTGTGGCTGCGTTTGAGGCCCAGGTTGGTGAGGTGATCGAGTTCACAGCCGAACGGTATGGATGGGTAAACAAAGAGTTTGAGGTTGTCGGCTGGAAGTTCTTTATCTCTGAGGAGGGTGATCTTCGCGTAAACCTTTCGCTTCGTGAAACATCCGAGGCTGCATTTGCATGGGATGCGGATGAGCGTCAAATCATAGCCAACAACTCCAATCTGCCAGACTACCGAGTTGGTGTAACTGTTGCCAATCTGACTGCTGTGAATAACGGGGGCAGGGTTTCGTCTGACGGGACGTGGTGGCCGCGTGTTCGTCTTTCCTGGGACTCATCGGCAAGTGGTTTTGTAGATTCCTATGACATCCGGTATAAGGTTAATGGTGAGGCGGACACTCTGTTCCGTTATACATCTGCAAACCAAAACAGCGTGACGATCAACGACCTTTCAGATGGTCAAACATATTACTTTGAGGTCCGCGCAAGGACTGGTGCAGGGTATGTCGGCGCGTGGGCATCAACGACGCTCACCATTGCTGCTGACACTACTGCTCCTAGTGCTCCTACTATGATTGGTGCGTTTGGACAGATTGGTCAGATAGAGATTCGGTGGACCAACCCCTCCGATGCCGACTTTTCATATGCTAATGTTTACAGAAATATTGTAGATAACTTTGCTACAGCCACAAATTTTGCGTCTATTGGTGGAACACGAACCATTCATCAAGTGGTTGCTGGTGAAACTCGATACTATTGGGTCACTGCGGTCGATTACTCTGGTAACGAGAGTGGACCAAGCGCAAGCGGAAGTGCGACCTCGCAATTTGTCGTCCAAGCAGATGTTGATATTGATGAAGTCTTGGCTGGCGCAGTTGATGTCGCCTCTTTTGCTGCTGGCATTGAGCCTGTAACTATTGCGACGGGAAGCCTGCCAACTGTAAAGTCTACTGAGACAGTATTCTTTGATGGGAATCTGTACCGTTGGAATGGGACATCATATGATAGGTCAACACTGGCTTCGGATATTACCGGGCAATTGGTTGAGGCCCAACTTGCTGCGGATAGTGTCAACGCAGACGCTATTATTGATGGCTCTGTCAATACAGCCAAGTTTGCCACCGGTCTAACACCTGTTGAAGTTCTTGGAGCACTACCTTCTACCGGAAACTTTGAGGGGCGTCAGGTTTATCTGACAACAGACAACAAGCTATATCGACACACAGGTTCACCGACTAACGCATCAGGCTTCACTGTCGAGACAGATGGTGCTGACATCAAAGCCACGTCTATCACCGGCGGTAAAATTGAAGCAGGCGCTATCGGTGCAGATCAAATTGCAGCTAATGAAATCTCAGTAAAACACTTAGCTGTTACAGACTGGTCTAACCTTGTTCCTGACGGTACATTCAATCAAGTCACTTCAGTTGATAGTTGGCTTGTCGGATCTGGCAACGGAAGTCTTAGCCTTGGTTTAGGACTAAATGTAGGAAAATATTTACTTGTCTTGAGTAAGACTGACACGGTAAACACCGATGCAACTTTGCAGCAGAACATACCGTTAAAGTCAAGTACATTATATCGTGGTGAAACTCAATTTCGCCTTGGTACAGGACAATCTGCTGCTAACGGTGTTTGGGTAAGGGTTTTGTTTTATGATAACACCGACACCCCGTGTTCTATTCCATACTACGACATAGCTAGCAACGAAGCTGGTAGCACAGCAATATCAACACACTCACTTAACTTCACCACACCATCTGACTGCGTGTATTGTAGAATTCGTGTTTACAATAACTGTGACGAGGCTGGGAGCGGAGGTATTGATGTATGGTTCGATAGTATAACGCTTCGTGAAATGAATGCTGCAAGTCTAATTGTTAATGGCGGTATTGTTGCTGGAAAACTTGACGTTGGTGCAGTCGTCGCTGGGAGCATTGCAGCCGGTGCCGTTACTGCTGAAACACTGGCAATCGGTGATTTCACTAACTATGCTGGCGATAGCACTTTTGAGGCTGGGACATCTAATCCTTGGACAATAAATCCACTTTACGGAGATATCTCTAATATTAGAGGCGCTCAAGGATCTTTGCAGTCTCTACGCATTGAAAACACAGGTGGTGTGCAAAGAGACGTTGCAGTTCTTAATAGAAAAGTCCCTGTTCAAGAAGGGGATGTGATTTACATAGAAGTGTGGGTATATGCTTTTGGTCCTTATACCGGAGAGGGCGCATCTAGAATACGTATTGGGGATCAAGACAACAACATCTTAGACAGTTTGTCATACACCGCTGCCAACATACCTGCGCAATCATCTTGGCAAAAACTATCTAAGGAATACACTGTCCCAACCGGTGTTACCAATCTTCAATTTAGACTCCAAGCTGATATTCCTTCTGGTACTATACACTTGGATAATATCGAAATCCGTAAGAAGACAAGCGGACAACTAATCGTTGATGGGACTATTGAGGCTGGTCAGATAAAAGCAGGTGCCATTGGCACAGACCAGCTTGCCGCAAATGCCGTAACTGCCAAGAACATAGCTGTCGGTGATTTCACTAACTACGCTTCTGGCTCTGATTTCTCACCTGACTCTGACATCCCTTGGGATTTGGTTGGGAAAGCAGGTTTCGTAGTTCAGTCAACAACTACAGGTGTAAATGGAACTCTAGGAAGGCTTGCGCTAACCCCTAGTGCCAGTTTTAGTTCAGCCCCTCTTGAGCGTCAAATATCTGTTGAACCTGGGGATGTCATCTACATGTCTCTTTGGGCATGGAAAAATGCCGCTTATAACGGAACTTCAGGTAGCTCTAAACTACGTTTGGCAAACGGTGCTACGGGTGCGCTTCTGGCGGCGCTACCCTACGGTACAACTGATCTTCCACTGACGACTTGGACAAAGCTAGAGACTTCTTACACGGTACCTAGTGGAGTTTCATCACTATCTTTTACACTAGGACGAGACAACACTGCTGGCACCGCTCTTATTGACGAGATTGAAATTCGAAAGAAGCTTGCGGGAAACCTTATTGTTGATGGGACGATTACAGCTAACGAAATCATATCTGACGGTATCACTAGACAAGGTGTTGCTGGTTCAAGTGCTGTAACTAATAATAGCTCAACGTATACAACTATTGCAACATTCACTATAAGCAGTATGCCAACAACATCTTATTTGCAAGGTATATTTTCACTTACTTTGAGTACTGCTCCTAGTAACCTACCAAGCAATTTTGAAATCCAAGTTGTAGTAAATAGCACTGTTGTCGCACAATTTATATCAGGTTCAGCAGCTTTCCTATCTGACAACAATCAAAGGGTTGTAAACCCATTTACATTACAGGGCGCACCAGCCGGTAATATAGTTGTAACACTAAGGATGAGAAATATGGGTGGGTCCGGTGTTCAGTTCTCAAATATATCAGCCGTTGCGGCAATGAGGTAAAGCATGTTTTACATAGAAACTGACGACAATGGTATTCCGGCAAGGTGGTCGTCTTCTTCTTTTGAGGAAGCTACTGAAACCGCATCTTTCGATGTTGACTTAAGCACTGTATACTTCAAATCTGGGGAAATGCTCTACCTCCCACCTAAACCTGATTACCCGTGTAAATGGGTCAATGAAAGTTGGGTAAAAGACGAGGATACCGAAAACACTATCAGGAAACAACTTTGTAACCGTATCATCCTCTCTGTTGCCAGCCTTGAGGCCCAGACGAACGTCAACGGTGCCCTGGCAGCCGGTGAACTTGATGCCGCCGACATGGCCCTTGCCGCTGCGTTTCGGGCGTGGGTGCAGGCTATGAGGCAGGCAGTTGCTGACGCTACTGATTTTCCAGCAGAACCTGACGGGGTGCGTGACCTGATGAACAAGTTTTAGCGACACGCTATAGATTGCTTCTAAGAAAGCAGTTATACTTGCAGAACTCAACAAAACGGAGGCCGACATGGCAACTCTTGACAATCGGGTGTTTGATAACGGCTTGACCGTCCTTGACACTGAAGCGGACGAGATTCACATCACGTCAGCAGAGGCAACTAGCTTTGCAAACGTATCAGCCGTGACACTGGGTAATTCGACAACCCTTTCTATTGGTGCGCCCGCCGATAGGGCTGGCGGTGGTCGTGAAGTCACCGTGGCAGCTACTACAGATGGGTCTGTTACAGGCACAGGGACTGCTACTCACTACGCTATTGTAGACAGTGGAAACAGCCGACTGCTGGCCACTGGATCGCTCTCCGCGTCTCAGTCAGTCACCAACGGAAACACCTTCACGCTCTCCAGCGTAACCATCGGCATCCCCGATCCTGCATAATAGGTGACTTATGCCTAAGTTAGTTAATCGTGTTAAAGTCTCTACGGCTACATCTGGAACAGGGACCATTACACTAGGGTCTGCTGAAAGTGGTTTTCAAACTTTTGCTGCTTCTGGTGTAGCTGACGGAGACACGGTTAGCTACGTTATCGAAGATGGTACTAGCTGGGAAGTAGGCACAGGTGTATATACAGCATCTGGTACTACGCTAACCCGGAATGTTTTGGAAAGTTCTAACTCAGGTTCAGCAATCAACTTGTCTGGTTCTGCTGTAGTTTTCCTTACTGCAACTAATAGAGATATCACTGGCCGCGCTGTGGCGGTAGCAATGATTTTTGGGTGAGGTAAGAATATGGCAGCGCCAAATGTGGTCAACGTTTCCACCATCACCGGCAAGACGGACGTGCAGTCTGTCGGGACATCGGCAACGGCAATCGTCACCAATTCGGCGGCGTCAAACCTTGTCTACAAGATCAACAGCCTAATCATCTCCAACATTGACGGAACGAATAACGCCGACATCACTGTCGATCTGTTTCGGGCATCTACGGCATACCGCGTTGCCAGCACCATCACGGTGCCAGCCGACGCATCGCTGGTTGTCATCTCCAAGGAAATTGGACTGTACCTTGAGGAAGGCGACAGTCTGCGCCTGACGGCCAGCGCCGCTGGCGACCTGCAAGGCATCTGTTCCTACGAAATCATCAATGACGCCTGATGCTTACACCGTATTTCAGAAACGGCGGAATGATCGGGGTCACGCTGGATTTCGCCACCACTGACAGATACGTCCTTGGTGGGAGTACGGGCGCGGACATCACCTTTGTTGACTCCACCAGCACGGTCAACTCGACCACCCTGACCTTGCCCACGGGCTTGCAGCAGGACGACATGGTGTTGGTGGTGTCGGCGTCTGACACCAATCTGACCCCGATGGCCCCCACTGGCTATACGACGATCTATGATGAGCGCCCAGGTTCAACTGGTGCGATGGCAGCTTACAAGTTTATGGGTTCTACGCCTGACACGCAGGTCACGGGTCTGAGCGCGGAAGCCCGCGCACCGTATCTTGCGATGGTGTTTAGGGGGGTGGACACGACGAACCCGCTGGATGTTCCGTTCACTGAAATCGCCACCGCCGGAACGGGTATGCCGGACCCGCCGTCCATCACCACCGTCACAGATGGCTGCATGATTGTCGGTGTCGGTCACTTGGACGACGACAACATCACTGCGACGGCACCAGCCGGGTATTCCTTGGGCGGCACACAGAGCGGCACCACAAACGGTGCGACAGTTATGGCAGCATACCTTCTGCAATCAACCGCTGGGCCGGAAGACCCCGGTGTTTTCGGCGGCGGCGGGAATGACCAAAACGAAGCGCGGACAATCGCCCTTCGACCCGGTGTCACGGTCGAGCTTGGGAATTTCAAAAACTCTGGTATCTGGGATGTGACGGGCGTCTTGGCGTCGATCATCGCCGGTGGTTCAACGCCGTCTTATGAGCTGGGCCTGACCCCATCCTTGTTTTCCGTCACTGGCACCAACGATGCGTGGACGCAACAGACGGTGGATATCTCCGGGTATCCCGGTGCCACGGTTCGTCTTGTGTTCAGATACCAGAACGGGGACAGCTTCATTGGCGACATCCAGCTTGACCAGATTGATCTGGACGGCAACGTATACAGCTTTGAGAACCAGACCCACAGCTTCGAAACTAGTTCGCAGGACAACAGCGCAACCTACGCTGGTGTGAGTTGGTCTGCCCTCACTGTTACCGAAAACCTCGACGGCTACTGGCAGGTGGACCAAGGAGGAACGCCGTCCAACAACACTGGCCGCACTGACGCCGCAGACGGCAGCTATTATGTCTATGCCGAGACCTCGGCCCCTGCCGACCAAGCCGGTTACAACTTCTGGCTCCGCAGCCCGGAAATTGTGCTGGGCAGTTCTCCGACCCTGACATTCTTTGAGGCGCGTAACGGCGCGGGCATCGGCACTCTGGATGTGTTTCTGGAGGTGATCGCATGAGCCGCAGCCGTTTCGGTGGATACTTTAAGGGATGGCAGAGGTTGAAAAACCACTGGCAGGACATGTCTGTCCCGACGGCCCCGGCAACACCACCAGAGACAGTGGTGGACCTTGATTACTCCAAGGTGCAGGGCATCTGGGACTTGTCATCGACCACGCAGTTTCCCAAGAAAACAACCGTGTCCGTTGATGTGGAGCAGGGTCTACTAATCACCAACTCCTTCCCGGCGGGGCCTATAGATAACGGAAGCATTAACCGGTCGGCAAACGTGGTCTTTGCCTGTGAGGTAACGCTTCCTGCCTCCTTCACCTCAGACGGGGTTTTGTTTGAGATGGGTGGTAACGGGACAGGTGCAGGTGTTGGTCTTACCTCTGGAGGGGCAAACCTTACCGTTGCGGCAGGGGATGGTGCCGCCACCTCGACCAGCGCCACTGCTGCCATTGCCCAAATCTCCACCAGCACTTTCACCGCCGGACAAACGGGAACCCTTGTCTGGGAGTTTCGGGTAAACCCCGGCAGGGTCAGGGCTTGGTGGAACGGCGCGCTGATTGCGGATGAGGCCACGAGCGGCGGAGGCCCACTTGAAGGGTCAACTTGGTCCGGCACGGACGGTGGCGGCTACGGCTTGGTCAGTAATTCCTTGCACGTCGCACTCGTAGACGCAGCTTGGCCCGGCTCTACCGGCTCCGCGCTGCGCTACTACGAAAATCAATTGGTTTCTGTTTGAATGGAGCAAGCAATGTCTAAGTTTTATTCGCACAACGGGGCATACCCGACGGTCCTGCCAAACCGAATTGTGTTGTCTAACGGAAAGTCTCGGACAGACAGGTCTACTTTCACACCAGAGGAACTGGCAGATGCAGGCTGGGTGTCAGTTCTAGACCCGCCCCCGGTGACATACCCAAACAAACTTGGGTGGGATGGCTCCGACTGGATTGTTCGCGCGCCCAACGCCGTGGAGATCGAGGCGCGCTGGAACGAGGTTCGCCGCACCCGTGACTTGCGTCTGGCTCAGACGGATTACCAGATCCTGAAGGCTTATGAACAAGGTGTCGCTGCCGACCCTGATCTGGTAACATACCGGCAAGCGATGCGTGATATTCCGCAGAATACCACCGACCCGTTTTTTGTGACTTGGCCGTCTATGCCCGAGGACTAACCGATGCTTGGCTTTTCCCCTCTCGCCTCTGCCCCGCTTGGCGATGACGGTTTCGTAGATGGCGGCACCGGTCACACCCTCACCGCAACATCTATCCAAACTGGGTCTCCTGCTGTTGGGACAACTGCACTTGCGCAGGATCACACCCTCACCGCAACAGAGGTTCTGACCGGGTCTCCGGTTGTCGGGACAACTGCTCTTGCGCAGGATCAGTCCCTCACAGCAACATCTATCCAAACCGGTTCTCCGGTTGTCGGGACTGCTACGGCGGCTCAAAGCAGCACCCTCACAGCAACATCTATCCAAACTGGGTCTCCTGTTGTCGAGACAACTGCACTTGCGCAGACACACGACCTTTCTCTCGTAGCTGTAGAGATTGGAACACCCACCATTGGTACACCTGCTCTCGGGCAGGTACACGACTTTTCTGGTCTGAGCATTACGACATTTGATCCGACGGTTGGCTCATCCCTGATTTCTCAATCTATCAACATAAATGCCGTTGATATTGCCTCCGGTGCATCGTTCATTGGAACGGTCACGATTTCTCAAGACCACGATATATCTGCGACGGAAATTGTCACAGAAGCACCGGTATTAGACACACCTGCGATAGAGCAGGCACATTCCATTGTCGCTAACGATGTTTTCTCTTCCGCTGCTGTCGTTAGCGCCTCTACAATTCTTCAGCAACACGATCTTAACCTACTGGGTGTCCTGGCAGACTTGCCGCAGGTCGGATCTCCAATCCTCGCAGAATCAAACGAAATAGTTTGTGTTGGTATTATAACTGGTGTCCCCATTGTCGATGATTGCATCATCGTGCAGGAACATGATCTAGTCTCCGTTGGCATTACCACCGAGGCATCGTCAGTACCATCAATTTCGATGGTTGAGAACGAGACCTTTACATCAGATCCTTTGATAACAGGACAACCTGTTATTGATTCTTCCAGCATTACTCAGAACCACAGTGTTTCTGGAATAAGTATATCGACCGCATCACCGGTCGTTCTTTCCGCAAGTATTGGCCAGGCTGGTGGCTTTACGGCTGAACCTGTTGTTGCTGGGATTCCGGTCATAGGTTCCGTAACTGTCAACCAAGAACACGATGTACAAGCGACCGGTTTGGTCTCTGGTCAACCTGACGTTCAATCGTCTGTTATCTCTCAAAATAACATCCTCAACGCAACAAGTGTTGTTACTGAACGACCGATCATAGGTTCTCTCGATTCTACAATTTCACTTAGTCTATTTGCAGATGGAATAACCGTTGGATCGCCGTCAGTCGGTGACGCTGCGCTTGCAGTTCAAAACTATATAGGCATTGATGGCATCGTAACCGGACAGCCACAAATATCATCCAGCGGAATATCTGAAAATTCAGTCCTATCTTGCGAAGTAATACTGACCTCTACACCTGTGGTTGGACAGCCAGATGTATCTCAGAAACATATAATAACTGCCGTCGATGTGACACTGAGAGACCCCATCATTGGTCTTTCAGTAATATCTCAGGGACATGTGTTAACTGCTGCAAACATCTCAACAGCACCTGTTGAGATAGGCGATAGTCTTGCTCAAGAAATAGTGGATATTGATGCCACCGATACCACAACTGGTGTTCCAGTAGTTGGTGAAGTGAGCATTTATCAAGTTAACGTCATTCGCCCTGATGGGATTTCAACCGGACCTATCCGTATAGGTTCTGCAACTCTCGATACTATCTTTAACCTTTTCGGCGTAGATATTCTGGCCGGTGTACCTGTAGTCCAAGAGGCGAAACTATCGGGTCGTGGTCGGCAAGAAGATGTGGACGGAAAACCCAACATAGTCGATCTCAGCGGCGATGGTGTCAGGGTGGCATTCATGGGTACAAGTGGAAACCCGAACGTGCTAGTCGTGACATTTGGATCAAACGAGTGTACCGTCTTGCCAGGCGCATCAAACAGCGCGACTGTCTTCAAACCAAACGAGGTTGCCTAATGACATTCTACGTCAAACAGAATGATACTAGTCCATCAATGCTCGCAACCCTTAAAAACGCAGACGGAAATGCGGTAGACATATCTGGCGGAACGGTCCGGTTTCACCTGCGTCAGGTCGGAGCAGATTCGGCGCTTGTAGATTCTGCTGCGGTAATTGTTGATGGTGTCGGAGGCATCGTCAGGTATGACTGGCTTGCGTCCGACACCGTATCCGTTGGCTCGTATCAGGCGGAATTTGAGGTAACATACTCCAGCGGAGCGATTGAGACGTTCCCCAACGACGGGTACATCTCAGTAAAGATTACTGGGGAAATTGCTTAGTTTCGACACCTGCCAATGTAGCGACGTTGACCGAAAGACTGGATTTTGTTACCAATGAAGTAAGTGCCGATACGCAAAAGGGCGAGTGACTATGGACGAAAAGCGCCTTGAGCGGATTGAGCAGAAGCTGGACGATGTTGGCAAGGCCATTGTGGCGTTGGCTCGTATGGAAGAGCGGATGATTACGCTGTTCAAGCGCATGGATACGCTGGACACTGAGCAGTCAGATCAGTCGAAAAGGCTGAATACTATTGAAGGCAAAGTCGGGAACAACGGTCAGATGCTACGTTTTGTTGAGCGCGTGTTCTGGATCGTCGTGACAGCGGGTGTAGCTTTCGCATTCGCCTTCTTAAAGGGAGAATGACTATGCGTAAGATCACTGGAATCATCGTTCATTGCACTGCCACGCAGCCTGGTTGGTGGGACGGGAAGCCGACGTCAGCCAAGGTGGCTGAAGTCAAGAAATGGCACACACGCGACCGAGGTTGGTCCGACATCGGCTACCACTTCCTGATCGACCGTGATGGTACAGTCGCAAAAGGTCGTTCCATCGAGCGTGATGGAGCGCACGTTGCTGGGCATAACAAAGGCACCATCGGCATCAGCCTTTTTGGTGGTTTTGGGTCCAGTGCAGACGACAAGTTCTTTGACAACTTCACCCCGGCACAAGACGCTGCGCTTCATGGCTTGATCGACGACCTGCAAATCACCTATGGTCCTGTGCCGGTAACAGGACACAACGAGTATGCAGCAAAAGCCTGCCCAGGCTTCAGAGTCGCTGGGTGGCTCAAAGAGGATCAACCCAAGAAGTCTAGCCCATTTGCAGACTTCATCGCGGCCTTGATGCCGCTGTTTAGGAGAGACTGAGATATGGAATACGCACCTACCGCACGAATCCTTATCCGTTACGGTGTCGGCATTGTTGTGGGATCTGACGCTGCCGATATCATGGCCGGTGATCCAGAACTCGTGACTGTTGCCGCAATGATTATCGGCGCACTCGTAGAGGTCGCTTACACCGCCGCCAAGCGTAATGGCTGGGCGACGTGAGGGCTTACGCCACAGCGGGCATCCTTGTCCTGTTGCTGGCGGTTGCTGCGGGCCTGTTCTGGGCTGGTGATAGGCGTGCTAAGACGAACGCAGAGATCGACAGGCTTGAGCGAGCCTTGGCCACAGCAGAGAGGGCAAACAATGCCGACACTAGCAAGGGCGATGCGAACGACGATCTTATTTGGCTGCGCGGGGCTTCTGAGCGCCTGCGTGGCGGGCGTTGACGACCAGACCGGCCTAGATCTGCTACGCGAGCCTATAGCGAACCTGACGGACGCTGTAGTGGCGAAGGACATGGACTTAATTATCAACCGGCAGCGCGATCTTGTGTCTGTTTATGAAGCGATCACGGAGAACTGATATGGACACATCTTTGGGCGTCGCGTTCAGCGTCATGCTTAATGCTATTCTTGGTGGTGAGCCGCATGAACCATTGTCTGCCCGTAGCCATCGCTGCGGTTGGTGGTTCGCCAAGGTCATCGATAAGTTCACCACACCCGGCCATTGCCACCGGTCATTCATTCGCAGTCAGGCGGCAGAAGAGGCCCGATGGGCGGTGAACATTCCGCCGGTCTGGACAGATCAGGCTTGATTCAGCCAGATATTCAGTCCATTGTGAAATCTATTGTGAAGTAAGTATGCGACAGGGCTTCGGCTCTTGTTGATAATAGCCCGGTCCCTTAGTTGGGGCCGGGCTTTTTGAGCTATGCCGCTTCTGACTCAAGGCCAGCTTCGATAAGGTCGGCTAGTTCGCGGAGGAACTGGACCACCTCAACAGGGTCTTCTTCAATTTCGTCAATGTGTTGTTGCAGCGCAGATGCCTCGACTTGCGCCGCCATGCGGGCCAAAACCCACATCGCTTGTTTCTCATGATCGCAAAGCATGTCTGCAATCTGCCAAGGCAGCAAATCTATATTGGCATTGAAGGCGTCCATCATCTTTCTCCTTAGTTGTTTGGCGGGGTCAGTTTCTCCAAATCGTCCGCTGCGTTGCGCAATGACTGGCACATTCGTTCACGAACAATATCCGGCACTTCACCTCTATGGAGGCAGCGCATCATGTCGTCATGAACGCCATGAATTTGAGCCGAAGCCGTGTAGATTAGGTCAAAATTCTTGTTACTGGCATCGCGCTTCATTGTCTCTCCTTAGTTGTTTGGCGGGGGCATCGGATTTGAACCGAACCCGGCGTCAGGTATGGACCCTGACACCACCACTTCCACGTGGCCTTCCCCCGGTGGGTGGGGCTTACGCAGCCCGGTAGAGAAGCGGGCGGGCGTAAATGACGGATTCGCGGGCATCTTTCTTCAACCGCTTTGCAATCTCTTGATTGCAAAGTTCTTCGGTGGCGAATCCTCTGTCATCACCGAGGATGAGACCATCATACGCAACTTTCCAAACATTTGCGGGCGTCTTGGTGGCGGTCAGCGTTTCCATTGTCTTGGTCCTATCTGCGTTTCATTGATTACACATTACACCAAAAAACACACAACGCAAGAAAAAAACCCACATTGTACGCAAGAAAACAGCACACACCATCGCTTGACGCTGGGCCGCATATCTGCGTATGATGCCGCATGAGCTGGAAAGAACATATGCGCCAGGGCGAACAAGATGAGCTAAGGCGCGCAGAGCAAATGCGAGACGCGGCCCGCAAGGTCTACAACGCGACGTCCAAGAAGCTGAAAAGCCGTTGCGAACAAAGGATGCGGCGGTCAAAGGATGAAGGGGGTGCAAGTGATGAGTAAGTTTGGTGCGGTTCCCGGCAAACCAACGGCTACAAAAGACAGGGGCGCTGAGTGGTATTATCCGGCAGTCACTTGCGCGTTTGGCAGACCCAGGCGGCTTCCTCACGGCAACCGTCATGAGACGCGAGGCAAGGCAAAAGCAGAGGCGAAACGCATGATTGATGAAGCCACAAAGGAGCCGGAATGATGACTAGTGCGGAGATGGATAAGCTACGCGAAAGCGTGTCCAAATGGAGATCTATCGCAGCAGGCGCGGGTCCGCAACACTCACTGTGGGACTTGATTTTCGATGCGGAGTCGCTTCTAGATGGGCGGCCAACAATTCTGTCGGAAGAAGAGATACTGCTAGCGGCAAAGGAGCCGGAATGATGGGACTGAATATATGTATCGTTCGAGAAGGGCAGAACGGCGAGCGTATTGAGCACCCACAGTGGGATTCCCTGCGCATGGGCGGGGATCGAGACATCCCAAGCCTTCTAACAGTGAACCGGCAATTTGGTCATCCGTATGATTTTGAGTTTTGGGGAAGGCCGGAAGACCCCGCTAAAATGAGAGCGGAATTGGATCGGCTAAATCAAGGGGATAACTCAAGCCGGTGGCGGCAACTGGAGGAAATTCTTACCGACCCAAACTGGTGGGTCTATGTCAGCGTGTAGTCAACAAGCAGCCAGTGATACCCCCTAATTGACCCACAACTAGCCAGAAGGTATTGTTCAGGCGAACAAAAAGGACGCTTGATCCATGCCAACTCCCCCAAATACGCATGACGAACTTCTTGAGGCCGTAAATGCGTGGAGGGCGACTGGCAATAGCTACAAGCGCGGCGCTGAATCTCTCGGAATGAACCCGCACACCTTCAAGCACCGCGTAGACAAGGCCAAGGCGCTTGGGATGCACATTGACCCCGCCATACAAGATAGCATGTCAGCGGTCGGCACAGGGCTTGTACCAGCCCTTGTATGGGCCAAGACCAAGAACCCTGACGGCACATCCTACTCAACGCTCTTGAGGCCAGAGAAAGAGGCTCCAGAGGATGTTCTGGACCGCATTGCCGAACGCATGTCCCGCGTCGTGCCAATCCCGGAAATCATCAGGCCACAAGAAATCCAGTCGGACGGGCTGAACTTCGTGCCGCTCTTCGATGTCCATCTTGGAATGCGCGTTGGCGACTTCGGCACAGCCAAATCAGTTGAGCGCCTTATGCAGGGGTTCAAAGACGTGGTGGATCGCGCCCCACCGGCGGAGACCCTCGTGATCGTCAACGGTGGTGACTTCACCGAAGCCAACGACAACAACGCGGTCACACCACAAAGCAAGCACCCGTTGTCGGTCGATATGGACTTCGATGACCTCTCAGACGTTGCTGTGGACGTGACGATAGACCTGATCGAGCATGGTCTACGAAGATCTGATAAGGTCATCTACCAAGCCCTCAAGGGCAACCACGACCCGGCAACAGCGGTTGCCATCCGACAGGGCTTGCGCCAACGATACCGCGACAATCCACGCTTTGAGATGAAAGACGGGCTGGAGATATTTACGCTCAGATGGGAGAGCGTCTTTCTTGCAGCTATCCACGGAGACCAGAAGACATCAAAGCCTGAGAAGTTAGCCTTGGCTATACAGGCGAGATTCGAGACTGAATGGGCTGGTGCAAAGCTGAGAGAGATTTATCGAGGTCACTTGCATGAAGAGTTTTCGGTCAGCGTGGCCGGTGCGTATGTTCACCAAGTGAACGCCATCTGCCCGCCGGGCAGGTATGCCAACACAAACCTGTTCACAGGAAAGAGCGATATTCGATGCGTGACATACGAAAAAGGAGGTGGCCGCAAAGCCACCTCCGTTCATATTTTCGATGACTGATCTACTTGCCTCGTAGAGCGATGCGTATCAAGGTGTCGGTCAAGGTTTCGTTAGGTTTTATCTTGTTGGTTATTTTCATAACATCATCAAGATCAAGATCTCTGAACGTGCGACCAAGATAGCCTATCTTTACTGTATCAATAACCTTTCGCTTTATTGATTCGGGTGGTTTCCTAGCCGGTTGCAGTTTGCCCTTCTGCGTCTCACGCCAGACAAGTTGATACGCTATCTTTTTTGGAACTCCAGTCCTGTATTGAATCTCATCATAACTGTAGCCCTCCCTGTATAGGTCAAGCGCCCACTTACGATCCTCGCTCATGTGCATTATTGCTCACCAGCAAGCTGCTTCAAGCGATCAATCTCATCTTTCAACATGTTGATTCTGTTCTGAAGCAGATTATCGTCGATGACGATTGTTGCGACATGCCACCCTTCTGTATTTTCATCTTGAATGATGACGCACTTGTTGCAGGTGCCAAGATCGTCCTCGTTCAGATCAAAGTCCTCGACCACGCGCCCAGGGATATACACTGTGTCGTTTTCCAGCGTGATGCCGAACCCGTACTTCTTCTCGTCATTGTTGACGACCCTTGTGATGTAAATGTCAACGATTTTTGGCATGTGATTCTCCTAGATGCTACTCTTGTGTGTTTAAGCGCACATTGATATAAGGTCAATATGAAACTGGCTCAGAACATAAAATCCATACTAACAGCCCACCCTCACTGGGGTCCGAAGCGCATTGCAGAGGAAGTCGGCACATCTCCTCGTGTTGTGTCGGTCACGGCCAGCAAAGCCGGTATCAAGTTTATGGACACACGGGACATAGAGGATTGGGTTGATGGGGAAATACTCCGACTTCGACAGGAAGGACCGTGACTTTTATGTCACGCCAGAACCGGCGGTTCTACCCCTACTAGCACATTTGAAACCCAACTCTTCGTTCCTGGAGCCTTGTGCTGGCGATGGCGCTCTTGTGCGCCACTTGGACCGGTATGGGCACCGTTGCCACTACGCATGTGACATCGAGCCTCTGGAGCCAAAGGTCTACAAGCGTGATGCCTTTGACATCAATGTTTGTGCGGCTGACTACATCATCACCAATCCGCCTTGGACCAGGAACATACTGCACCCGATGATCGACCACTTCCGCCAGATGGCTCCGACGTGGCTCCTGTTCGACAGCAATTGGGCAAACACCAAGCAGGCCGCGCCGTATCTGTGCTACTGCGCCAAGATCGTTGCTGTGGGTCGTGTGAAGTGGTTTCCTGACAGCAAGATGAGCGGCAAGGAAGACTGCTCGTGGTTCCTGTTTGGAAATGAGCCGACAGACACGATCTTCATCGGTCGTTCGTGACGATATTGTGCTTCCTGCAAGCGGCTTTAACTTCATCAGCGTTTGACGCAAGGCGCTTTGCAATTTGATGGTATGTCATTTCGCTGTATCCGCGAACCTGCCGTATCCTTTTTGCCAGTGCAGTCAGACGAAACTTGCGTCCCGCCATCTTGTTGCCGAACTCGTCGTAGATCGCGCTATGTCCGGTAGGGTAGTGTACGGGCTTGTTTGATGTCAGCCACGTCTCTACCGCTTTCTTTTCGTCATCAGTCATTTGCGCCATAAAAGACGTGGCTCCCTACTTGGCCCAAGTATTCATAGTGGTCTGCCCAGTATGGCGTGATGTGATCCGCATGGTACATGGTTGCGCCCTGTATGGGAGACACACCTCGTATATCATCCATAGCCATTTGTGCAACGTGCCTTGACGTTTCCCATGCGCGTTGGTCACGGATTGCTGGTATGCCGTTGTTGAAGGCGCTGAATTGCTTGCGCTGAAACACAACTTCGCAAATGGTGTCAGGATACCGCTCCATAGCTACACGCTCCAGAACAACAGACGCAACCGCCGCCTGCCCATCCAGCGGCTCAGACCTGGCTTCAAAGTGGATCGCTAACGCTAGGCAGGTTAGTGGGGTCATGATTCTGTCCTTTCAGTTCTTCATTTACGATGCAGTGTGCCATCCAGTCCCACATACCCATTTCTCCGAGTTCCGTTACGACGACTGAACTCACAATGACCTGACATTGCGGGTATTGTTCTGGACCAATTGTGATCGTGTCCGCTGCCTCCACCTTCTCCAAAACGTGCAGGACGTTGAGCGTTACGACGCCCCCTACGCCTAGAAAAAGGACTCCTGCCAGTGCCCAGTCACTCATCGTCTTGTCCTTTCAGTTTTAAGCAAATGGCCAAACCCGCTGTTGCGCTTTCCCATTCCCCATGCACCCAATCATTGACCGCCTCGAACAAATCCCAAGCATCATCAAGTTGTTCAGTCGCAGCGGCTAGGAATACGTCAGTGTTGCATGGCCTGCCATCACTCAGCCCATTCAGTTCTGCCACCTGCATCTCAAGTTCCTCAATGCGGGCGGCTGCTTCTCGGGCCAAACGAACACCATGCGAGGTATCAAGCAGTCGTCCTACAAGATCGTCACTCATCATCCTGTCCTTTCAGTGCTGCGAGGGTGATCCGCGCAGGATTGGCGTCAAAATCGCGCTTTCTATATCGCGCCTGAACCGGATGATCGCCGGGGTATTCTTGGCGGATGTAATTGTCGATTTCAGCCTCACACTGTTGCAGTCCATGCTCCGCCAGTTCCAGCTTGCCCTCAAGTTCATCTAATTGGTCTTCTAGATCACGGGCCAGAACCGTTTTCCCATCTTTCCCAATATATGCATAGTGTTGCGCCTCTCGCCATTTGGTTAACTGCGCCTCAAGTTCTTCTATGCGTTTGGCTTGCTCTGCCACCACACCGACACTGATTTCGTCGAGGTCTTGGTTCAGCTTTAGCGCCGCCTCAAGTTCTTTGATCCTGTCTGCCATTTCGGCGGGGTGGATGTCGTAATCTGTCATGGCCGCTGCCTTCCATTTTCTGAAATGAAGCCAATCAAATCGTCAAACAAGCTTCTCGGGAAAGACCCCAAATTGACAGAAAGCTCCATAAGTTGCACAGCGCAATCAAGCTCAGATTGGAGCGCGGCAATGCGTTCTTTGTAATGTAACTCGGCCCTCTGCTTTTCGGTTAGAAGCCCAAGTGGAGTGGAGCAGGTGTCGTAATCTGTCATGGCTTTTCCTCCTTCAACTGTTCCCACCGATCCAGCCATTCCTTGCAGGCTTGGCGCGGGTCATTGTGGCCATCGGCAATGGAGCGGACCAATGGGATCAGTTCGTTCTTGGCGTTCCAAATTGCGTTTTTGTGGCGATGTTCTGCACGCCACTTTTCGTGATTGGCTTTGCTCTTTGCGTCGCGCCTTGCCTTTGCCGCGCTTGAGTGAACACCGCATTTGGTGGGGTTGCCGTTTTCGTCTGGGTCGTGCTTTGCAGTGTTTGAGCAGCCGCCGCTGTTAAATGTCCCTGAAACATAGGCCCTTGTAGTGCAGCGCCACTTACCATTGCCTCCTAGCCTAGCATTTGTCATTCCTTTTCCCCCTCCAACTGTTCCGCCGTCACAGTCATTTTGCCATCTATGAGATCAACGCGGACAACGCCGATGCGGCAATTGAGGGCAAAAGCGTCGGCATATTTGCGGGCGCTCCAGAGGTCATCCGGGTTAATGTTGACCCACCAAGTTTGGACTACAGGTGCGGGCTTGGCGCGATAGATGCTGCTGCCATACCAAATAGTGGCATCGGGAGATCCAGCATCAACCCACTCCCCATAGCTGTAACGCTGCCAACCATGTTTTGCAGCTTTGAGTATGTTCAGTTCTTCGTCAGTCAGCAGCCCAAACGGAACGCGGTTCGTTGTCGGGTCAAAGGTCATGTCAGCCTCCTAAGCAAAGAACATGACACTGATGAAGATCAGCGCAATGATTAGTACGGCGACTATAAACAACATACCAAGAAACAGTGCGGCTGTCGCGTCGTCGATGTCGTCGATGTTGCTGACATCTCTCGGGTACATCTCATAGGGACCAGAACTCTGGTCCGGCACCCAATCAACGTAGGTCGTACCGTCGTCTTGGTATTTGTCTATGGCATCCTCGATCTGCGCGTTTTCATCAGTCCAAGGCATCGGCTCAAGGTAAATTACTTTAGGCATCTTTCTTCTCCAGCATGTCCAGAAGTGTCAGGATCTCGTTGCAGTCATAGTAGCGAGTGTTTCCAGCCGCCTTGAAGTCCATACGCATAATCTCGACCTTGCGGCGTATGCGCTTCATGATCGCCTCTTTATCGCTCATTCCCATTCCCCTATTTCCACTGCCTCGTCGTGAGCCATTTCGTAAACTTCATCACTGACTTTTGACACGACCTCACCGTTGATCTCAAACTCGATACCCTCGACTTCAGGCTCGTACCAAACGGGCGAACCAGGAACACCATAGTCGCTGCGGACCATACGTGCTGTGGCCACACATTCGATGATGAGGCCATCGTCGTTGCAGAGGTGCTTAAGGTTGTCGGGGCAGTTCTCTGTATCAACGTCGATCAGAGTGTATGTGTATGTGGCCATAGTGATTCTCCTTGCGTTTGCTATGCCATTACGTTAACCACAGGTCAATGAAACCGTCAAGGGGGATATTCCATGATCGTGAACCAAGCAGAACTACTCGACGCAAAGCCCGTTCTTCCGATGATGTCCATGAAGGTGCGTCAGCACGGTGTAAGCCACGGAATGTCGGAGGCCGGATATGACATCCGCATCAATCAGAGCCTTTGGTTGCACCCACTGCGTCGTTTCCGCCTCGCCAGTTCCTTCGAACATTTCCAGATGCCGGACAACTTAGTCGGGATCGTACACGATAAGTCCACATGGGCTAGGCGTGGGCTGTCGGTCTTCAACACGGTGTTAGAACCTGGTTGGAAAGGCTTTCTGACAATCGAACTTGTCTACCACGGCTGGAAACCAATGCGCATTCCGTCTGGCGCTGGTATTGCACAGGTCATCTTTCATCAGACCACGTCACCTGTTGCCTACGATGGCAAGTACCAGAACCAAGCCAACAAGCCTGTGTCGGCAATTTTGGAGTATTGAGATGAACCCCGAACTTTATGAATCCGGCTTTGTGCAGCGTTGGCACACGCACCCCACTCTAGCGCGGCTTGGGCAGACGCTGGGGCATCATCAGTGGGGCGTGGCCACGCTGATCGCTCAGTTGCACGACAACCCGTCAGCGTCTCTCCTGATGGCCGCTTTGTGGCATGATGTGGGTGAGTTTGAGACAGGCGACATACCCTACATGTCGAAGGCTTGGAACTCGGCGCTTGCCTATGAATCTCAAAAGTCTGAGCGCCGAGCAGCCATTAGGATCACGCAAAGCAGGCTCATCCAACTTCATGATGAAGAGGCTGATTGGCTGTACCTGTGTGATCGGCTGGAGGCATACCTATACGTCAAGACCGTAGCACCGCACCTGCTGGAAGATCAGGATTGGAAAAACTGCCTTGAGGGAATATTCGAGATCGCAGAGGATCTTGGAGTTTACGACGTTATTGAGGAGTTGCTGGAATGAAGTACAGCTACGAACAAATGAACCCGCTTGGTCGCTGGTGCAAAGTGGTAACAGAAAATCCGCCCATCATTGCGAATGGGCGGATCAAGACCGCTGAAGGCCAGGGGCCAAGAGTCCGTAACGTCAGTTTGGTCGAAGAGGATTGTATCCCTCAGTCAGCCAATGCTCCGCGTAAATAGATGTGACTTTACCAAGGGCGTCTATGGCTTCGATCAAAGTGAAGTCATAGGCATCCAGCATCATGATAAAAGCAGTCACCATTTCGGACTCGTGCATGACATCGGGTAAGTTTTGCAACGCCGCGATAATGGCATCTCTGGTTTCTTCGTCCACTATACTTCCTTTATGTTGTGCAGGCGTATTGCCTCTTTCTCAACGTATGGCCTGATGCTCTCTGGTATTTTGGCCAGCGCCTCTCTTCTCTTATCTTTTGTCGGCAAAGACAAGATCGCCTTGGCTCCTTGGTAGATAGGAAACTGACAGGCCGACTGTATGGATGCATCCTCGTCCTCCATGCGCACCTTGCCAGAAAGCACGAGACTCATCCTCTTGCTTGGAGGGATAACCATTCTTCAAAAGCCTCGGTTGCTGCATCTGCGCCAAGAGCAACGCAAACAAAAGCACCAGCTTTCTGCGCCGCCTCAAGGTATTCAACCTGTCCATCCTGCCACGAAGATTGCGTTCTGTCACGCCTCTTCAATTCACAAACGAACGCCGGATTTCCGGGGATGATGATGTCCGACGCACCCTTTGTCATGCCTTCGGCCCGTTCCTTCGTCACCTGTTTATAGTGTCGCTTCCCCTCGTTCCTCGGGTGTACGGCAATCAAACCGTAGATCGGTATCTTCCTAATTCTGTTGAAGAAGGTGATCTGCTCCAAAGATTCTGATGGGCACTTTCCACGCCACGACTGGTCCCCGTAAACGGGTACTGGGCAATCATTCAGGTTCACGGTCAGCCTCTCTGTTGTAGTCACTGATGCGATAGAACTTAGTGTTGGGGTCTTTTTGGTAAGTGATCGTGTTTGGCATCTTGGTTAGATCCTGCGTTCCCCAAAAAAGTTTCTGCTTGTCGGCTATAGCGTATTGGTTCTTTGGTGCCTTCATTGTCCAAGTCGAGAAAGACCTATACGGTGTTGTCCAATCAATGCGCCAAGTAGCATTTCCGCTCATGCTGATGTTTTCGGATACGTTCCAATCAAGAACCTCGTCAGTTTGTTTTCTTGTTGGGTCTTTCTTTAGCGCCTTGAACTCGATGCGCAACTTCTCGCCTGGGTCAACAATCTCTCCACGACAGTCAATGCAGTACCTTGCAGCAATGTCATTCTCAGCCCCACAGTGGGGGCATTCTTTGTGGGTCCATCTGTACGTACATTGTACGTACACGCCTCCGGTTGATCTATGCAGCCCTTGGCACTTTCTGCCGTAATGCGCTGGCATTGAGCCATGCTCTGTTTCAATCCGAACGCCGTCCAGATCGAGGAAATAACCATTCAGATCAACGTCAAACCCATCCTCGTTCTTACGGGCTTTGAACTCGTTTTCCGTCCCGCACAATTCGCACGATGCCTTCATAGTGACAACCTCGCCACTCGGACGGCCAGCCTTGATCATCGGGTCGAAGATGTCACCATCTGGGCAATGCCTGTCAATGTTCTCGGCGTAGTCCAAGATCAGGCAGTCATCCTTACCGTCAGAGATCCGAAGACCGCGACCTATGATCTGCTGCAACAGTCCTACACTTTCAGTGGCTCGCAGAAGCGCAATGAGATCAACGTGAGGCGCGTCGAACCCGGTGGTTAGCACCGACACGTTGACTAGGTACTTGAGTTCCTGAGCCTTGAACCGTTCAAGTATCCTCCTGCGCTCCTCTGCTGGTGTGGTTCCAGTAACAATGGCCGACAGGGCTGGTGGCAGGCTCGCCATGCATTCCTGTGCATGTTGGATGGTGGCCGCAAATATCATCACGCCACTCCGTCCACGCGCCTGCGCCACGACATCGGCAATGATGGATGATGTCTTCCTGCCGTGGCCGTGAAACGCTTGGTCGATGTCATCCTTGTCAAACTGTCCACGGCTGTTGAGTGCCATGTGTCTTGTCTCGTATCCACCTGCCCCGAGGCGACCCATCACTGGTGGCGTCAGGTATCCTTGCTCGATCAGCATCCTTGCACCGATCTGGTAGACCAGCTTGGTGAAGTATGGATCTTTTGCAGAGAAGTCGGGGACAGGTTTATCGTCAGGTCCGATCTTGTAGATGTATCCATCGCCAAGACGATACGGTGTTGCTGTCATCCCAACGATGCGCAGGTTGGGGTTCTTTTCACGAATCCTGTCGATGATCGTCCTGACGGTTGGCGTCATGCCGTGCGCCTCATCCACGATGATTATAGCAAAATCAGAACCGAACCGGTTGATCTTGTTCTTGACGGTCAATGGAGATCCGAACACGACTGGATGGCGCAGGCTTATGCCACCTGCTGACGCGGAAAAGATTGATGCCGGGTTTCCTGTTGCGATGTACTTCTCTCGGTTTTGAACGACCAACTCTGCTGACGGGGCCAGACACAAAACACGCTTCCCGCTGGCCTCATGGACCTGCCGCGCAATA